AAGTATACCCCTGAGAATATCCTAAATACCTCAGACCAGTTCGTTAAGCTATTCAAGGAAAGCCCTGAGTATAACTATGTACCTACAGGTATCGAAGCTCTTGATGATAAGATCATGGGTTTGATGCAGGGCCACTTCACTGTGATCAAAGCTCCTACTGGTATTGGTAAGACTGAGGTCATGCGTTACCTTGAGTACAACATGATTAAGCGTGGTGTTCCCTTCGCCTCTTGGCACCTTGAGGAAACCAAGCTACGCTCCCTGTTAGGTCTTGTGTCCTACCACTTGAACCAGAACCTTACACGTAGGGATATCATTGATGCCCTTGGGGTACACGACCTAGTAGAAGACGCCATCAGGGATCTTACTAAAGATGAGTTGATCTATCAGTTCTACATGCCTGACGGTGGAGATACTGACGACTTCATTGAGCAGATCCGTTATCTGAGCCAAGGTTGTGAGTGTAAGTATATCTTCTTTGAGCCTATCCAAGATGTAGTAGTAGGGTCTTCTGAGGAAAGCAAAGAGCAACAGCTTGCAGATCTGTCTGTGAGGCTCTCTAAGCTTGCTGCAGAGCTTAACGTAGGTATTGTGACCATTGCACATACGAACGAGAACGGTGACCCTAAGTACTGTAAGATGATCGGTCAGAGAGCTTCTGTGATCATTGACCTGTACCGTGACAAATTGTCAGAGGATGACCATGAGCGTAACACTACGCAGCTACGGGTAGAGAAGAACCGCCCTTGTTCTGAAGAAGGTATGGCAGGTACTTTACTGTTTGACTCGCACTCGTTTACATTAGAGGAGACACACTCATGAGAGGTAGTATTAAAGGGGCGATCAAGGCATCTGCCATTGTAGCGTTTATAATAGCAGGTTTACCTATATTGATTGCCATGACGTATGACGAGTTCCCACGTTACTGTAAACAGACTATCTTATTACCATGTATAGGAGTAGAATGATGAGTAGATACGCAGTTCAGATAGAGATTGAGAAAGGTGAATACACCTTCGTTAGAAAGGAGAACCCTTGGACCTATGACACTAAGGTGTGGATCTTTACTGACCGTGAGGAAGCCGAAAAGGAAGCCAAGAAGTGGAATACTGGCGTAGTAGTGGAGTATTTATAATGTTGTTTTATACTGTCCTTGTATTGAGCTATACACTGAATGGGGATCACTTACAGTCTAAAGTGATCTTCCCCAGTGCTAAGTCCTGTGGAGACGCTCTACCAGCCTATTACGAACCTGTGTATGCCCTAGATAGGAATGCCACAGGTCAGTGCTTGAAGACTAATACACCTTCGATGTCTGTTAAACCTAAGAGGAAACCAAATGTCAGTGGTTAAATATGCAGTTCAAGTTTGCCTTGGGGGTACGGAGTGGGTCAATGAGGTTGCTGATGACATACTTCATCCGATTACTAAACCAAGGCTTTACGATAACCAAGAAGAAGCTATAAAACGTGCTAAATCTTATGTAGTTGCAAGGGTGGTGCAATATGTCGACACATGAAATACATGAACAAGCTTTAGGGGAAGCTCTCTTCGACTTCGAGGTAAACCAAATAGAGTTAGGCTTGAGAGGTCCATTGCCAAACACCCCTTCTATCAGCCAAGGTTGTGAAGGAGACTACATAGACAATGCCCTGTTTGAAATTGAAGGGTTGTACGGAAGAGTAACAGGGGGTATACTCCTACACGCCACATCACTAACGCCTAAGAGTATAGGTAGAACTATGGAGCGTTGGTATCGGATAAAGGATAGAAGCAAATGTACGTTAAGCAAAACATTCTCGTAGCCTGTGAGTTCTCTGGCACTGTCAGGGAAGCTTTCAGAGCTAAAGGACATAACGCTGTATCTTGTGATCTACTGGATTCAGATGATGACAGTCCTTATCATTACAAAGGAGACGTGAGAGATGTCCTTTACGACACTTCTTGGGATATGGTCATAGCTCATCCACCTTGTACTTACCTGACCAATGCAGGTGTCTCTTGGTTGCATAGAGACCCTTCTAGGTGGGACAAACTGAGAGAAGGTGCAGAGTTCTTTAGTTTGTTTCTTGACTTAGATATCCCTAAGATCTGTGTGGAAAACCCGATTATGCACAAGTATGCAAAAGAGTTGATTGGGTTTAGGCACCAAAGTCAGACTGTACAACCTTGGATGTTTGGTCATAAGGAGCAGAAGGCTACTTGTCTGTGGTTAAGAGGGTTGCCTTTGTTACAGGAAACAGATAATGTAAAAGAGGATATGCTAAAGCTTACTAAAGCAGAGCGTAACAGGATACACTATCTTTCTCCCTCTAAAGATCGTTGGAAGAAACGTAGTATGACTTATCAAGGCATAGCAGATGCTATGGCAGAACAGTGGGGTTAGAATGATATTCGATATTGAAACAGATGGCTTTGATGCTACAAAGATACACTGCCTTAGCTTTACTGAGGGGGATCTTGTGGTGTCTACCACAGACTACGCAGAGATGAGGGCAGCTTTATGTGCAGCTGGTAAGATTATAGGTCACAACATCATACGTTATGACTTACCTGTGCTTGAGAAGATCATTGGTTTTAAGCCTAGAAGAGATCAACAGGTAATAGATACTCTAGCTTTGTCTTGGTATGTTAACTATGACCGCCCTCGTCATGGTCTTGAAGGTTATGGAGTAGAGTACGGTGTACCTAAGCCTCAGATAGACGATTGGGCCAGCCTCAGTGTAGAGGAGTATATACACAGATGCGAAGAGGACGTTAAGATTAACACTCGGTTGTACAGAGAGCTTATGTACAAGATGAAGAAGCTCTACAAAGAAGAGGAAGATCTCAATAAGTGCATTAACTATTTAGGGTTCAAACTGGACTGTGCTGCAGATCAGGAGAAGCTACAGTGGAAATTGGATGTAGACAAAGCTGAGACTCACTTAGCTCAACTGGAAGCTATGAAGGCAGACAAAGTAGATCAGCTTACAGAGGCTATGCCTAATCAAAAGGTGTACAGTACTCGTAAGAGACCTGCCAAGTGGCTTAATGCTGCCGGAGACCTTACTAAACTTGCTAGTGATTGGGTATCTCTTATGGATGATATGATGCTCCCTCATACTACTGAGACTGTTAAGGTAGTTCTAAGAGAAGTAGACGCCAATCCTAATTCTATTACACAGGTAAAGGACTGGTTGTTTAGCTTGGGTTGGGAACCTGCTGTTTATATTGACAACTACAAGGGTAAGGAAGGCCACTCTAACTTTAACAAAGAGGCGCAAAACATATTAGGTGCACGTAAGTTAAAGCAAGACAGCGGTAGGATGGAGTCTCAGGGTGTACCTCAGATACGTGTTAACAATGAGCTATGTCAATCTGTCAAAGACTTGATAGAGAGAGATAGATCTGTAGAGTTGTTAGAAGGTCTTACGATAATCAACCATCGTCTGGCTATCTTTAAAGCCTTCGTAAACTCCGTAGAGGGTGGGTATGTCAAAGCTAGTATTGCAGGGTTCACTAACACTATGCGGTTTCGTCATGCTCGTCCCTTGGTAAACCTACCCTCAGTGGAAAAGCCTTGGGGTAAAGAGATCCGTGGATGCCTGATTGCACCCGAAGGTCATGTCTTGTGTGGTGCTGATATGGTATCACTAGAAGACACAACTAAGCGGCACTACATGTATGACCATGACCCAGACTATGTTGACGAGATGTCAGTAGAGGGCTTTGATCCCCACTTGGACTTAGCCAAACACTCAGGTAAGATTTCTCAAGCTGACATAGATGCCTACAACAAAGGGGAGCTTGATCTTAAGTCCCTGCGTAAGAAATTCAAGGTTGTTAATTATGCAGCTACTTATGGTGTAGGTCCAAAGAGTCTGGCTGTACAGATGGCAGGTACTTACTCAGAGGCTGACTTTATGCTTTCTGCCTTCTGGGAAAGAAACTGGTCTATAGGTGCTGTAGCTGACAGTGTTAAGGTTCGTGAGGTAAACGGTAGCTCTTGGCTACAGAACCCTATCAGCGGTATGTATCACTCGTTACGGTACGAGAAGGATAAGTTTAGTACGCTCAATCAAAGCACTGGTGTTTACTGCTTTGACCTTTGGGTGGGTAAGTGTAGGCAAGCTGGTTTAAACATTATAGGACAGTTCCACGATGAGGTTATTGTTCTGTGTAACAAAGGAGAAGAAGAGAATGTAGCAAAGATAATGAAAGACAGTATTGAGAGTGTAAACAACTTGGTTAAGCTCAATGTACCACTTGGCATAGATTATAGCTTTGGCGATAATTATGCAGAAATACACTAGACTGGGGTTGACACTACTATCCTGGATACTATATACTAAATCTATCTCAAACAGAGGATGAGAAAATGGCTAAACGTAAAGCAATGACAATCGTAATGGATGGCTACATCAAATGGGCTAGACTTCGTACATCAGAAATGGACAC